CAGCCACTTCTCCAGCATCTACTACGGCAGGATTACCAGTATAGAGGAGTGGTAGGTCTACAGAATTACGCTTAAAGGTGAATGTTCCATAACGACCGTCCTTATCGTCTTTGACCTCAGTATTGGCAAGGATAATAGGACGCTCGAGTTCACCAAGGATATACCAGTCGGAAGACTTAACGTGCTTGTAGAAAAGAATGAACTTTCCACCACTGTACTCTTCTATAAAATTATACAAGTTCACACGGGCACCACCCATGATGAGAACGAAACTATTTTCACCAGAAGTAGTAATATCTCCCTTTTCTGTAGTTCCTGTAAAGGATGGTATATCATGCGCCTCAAAGTAATGAGGTATTTCGCCTGGTTTTAAAGGTATAGGTGCAACTTCGCGTTGTGCATTGGGCTGTGGGAATGGCTTTGTGCGGTCTATTTGATCAAGTGCCACAAGGTAAACTATATAGGAAATAGCAGAACCATGCGTATCACGGTCAGACACATCATCGATATGTCCTACCACAGCCATAGAGGCAAATGAAACCAAAGAGCCGGTAGCCCCGAGTAAAGAGTAATCGAGTAATGCTGCAAGGAGCATTGCGAAACCAAACACTGCAAATGTTACCATGAACATTCTGCGAGCTTGACGGTCGGCGTAATTGAACCCCTTGTTAGGGTTGTATGCACGGCATCTTTTCTGAATTTTTGTTCTTATCATTTCTTTTTTTAAATTTTGCGGGGAGCAGTAGAAAACTCCCCGCGGTGAAACAATATCTATATACTATTAAAAATGGATTCCTAATTAGCGACCTCCAGGAACGTTAGGCTGGAGGTTCTTGTTGATTGTGCGTTTACCTCCTACGCAGCGTTCCAACTCACGGAAGTTACCATCGTTGCCAAGAATCACCATGATATAGTCGCCTACCTCTGAAGCATTAAAAGCTGCAGTGAGATTAACAAACTTACCACTCTTGGCAATCTTTGGAAGATGAGTCTTATCGCCACACTCAATGCAGTAAGCTACTCCAGCCTTTGCATTTTCGATGTCGGTGTAAGTTTCCTGTGTTGTTGCGCTTCCAGTAGTCAACCAGAAACCCTTGTTGGCATCCAACTTGTCGACGATAGTTGCTGCAAACAGGTTGATGAAAATCTGCTGCCACTCGTAGTTGTTGTCGTCCATAGCTTTCTTGGTGTCGAAGCGACGACCAGTGAACGATGCTGAACAACCTTCTTTCCAAGTGCTCCATGCACGAACTTGTTCCATCTGCTCCTGCATCTTCATTGAGAGCATCTCGCCAGGAACGAACTCAAGGAACTGAATGTTGCCTGGTTGATGCAGCATCATGAATGGAAGCTGACCGAGGTATGGCAACCAAATAATACGGACGGTAGTATCAGGAACTATATTGAGAGCTCCCATCGGACCAGAGAAGTCGGTATCCTTGCCATAAGTGGCACGTACATTCTTAATCCACCAAGCTTGGTGGTTCTTGTTCAAGTAGATGCAGTGCTGATCAATATCCATGTCTTCCGTAACGGAAGCACGTATGTCAGCAATGAATTCCTGTACTGCAGAAAGGAATGTTGCCTGTGTGTACGAACGATAAATCTCATTGGCATGTGGCTTGATGTCGTACTGGTGAACATAACGCAGAAGCGTATAGAGAACACCAGTACCAGCATTGTTGTAGCTGCCAGCTACGCCCTGTTCTGGCTTAACATAGATACCACGCATACGACGTTTGTTCTGTTCTACCTGTGCAGTAATGAGGGTGTTGAGTAATTGATACTCAATCATCGTCCACTTAATAGGATCTGAACCTTCCTTGTTGAGATAGCCGATATACTTACGCTCGAGTTCCTTCATTGGTCCCCATTCCATCTTAATCATGGCATCGTCAACATAACCCATGTGGTTTTCAATCTTCATGCCACCCTTGAAGACCTCACCAGACTGGTAAGCCTGTGAAACTTCGTCGAAGAATGTGTTGAAGACCAGAGCACGGTCTTGATAGCCATAAGCAACTGGGAAGAATTGAGTAAGGTCGCGCACCTGTAGAACACGTGCGATGAGGGCATCCTGACGGAGAACTACGAACTGATCGCCAAGTCCTGCATTGTCTACTCCATCGTAGTTTGTAGCGTAAGTACCCTTTGCAAGCGCAGCAGCATCAAGCATCTTGTTTTCCTGAAGATACTGGTAACGCTGCTTGAGCGACTTGGCATATTGGCAAGCTGCCTTATGGAAGGCAACACCGTCCACTTGTTCGTCAACTTCGGGCAAAGCTGCAGCAGCACGAGGATTTGCAGCTATCTTATTCCAACGACTATCCATAGAGAACATCGAGTGCTCTATTCCAAACAAATACGTTGGAGTGTTACCGAAACCATTGATACTAACTGGAGCGGAATTTACAGTTTGCTCAGGAACATCTGGTGCAGCTTTTTCCCCCAGTGCCTTAACATCGGCACGGAGTCCGTTAATGCCTGCGATGATGCTTTCAACCGAAGCATTGGCTTGCTGAGCTGGTTGCTTGCCATCTTCGTTATCTACGGTAGCTGCAGGAGCAGAACCAACAAGTACCTCGTGAATGGCATTGAGCGTCTTTTGGAACTCGGCAGTCTGCTCTGCCGTTTTCTTGGCAGCTTGTTCTGCTGCAAGGTCTTTGCTCAATTCTGTCTGATACTTCTTTTGGTATTCAGCTACCAACGAATTGAACTCCTCGTTGGAGAGGGTTTTGCTCTCGAACTTCTGATTAAGATTCAGAATTTTGAGAACTTGCATAAGTTTTTCTTTGAAGTTCATAAAACTAAGATAAAAAATTTAACATTATATATTGTATATGGCAGTCTTCATTTTTTTTGTATCTGCATACTCGTTTCCCATCGCAATAGCTTCTGAAATGGCTTCCACCATAGTCTTGCTGCCGTCAGCAAGACCGATTTCCACAGCCTGCGGAGTGAAGAATGTTTCTCCACGCAATACTGGCGCGTCATCAGGGAGGTCTGTGAGCTTACTCCGCTGAGAACGTACTGCAGAAAGAAATTGTTCATTCATAGGATTGAGTACGTCATTGACGTATTTCTCATCTTTGCCATTATACAGATCTTCGAAAGTTTTGTTTTTCAAGTCAGCGTTGGTCGCTTTCGCTTTCATGAGCTTGATACCAAGTTTCTCGTAATATCCCTCGAAATTGTAAAAGCTGCACATGGTACCGATACAGCCCACGTAATCATTTGCAGTACGGGCATAGACACGTTGTCCATGACAGCCGATGTAGTATCCTGCAGAACAACACATCTGTTCATAATATGTGAGAATGGGTTTCTCGCAGCTACGCAGTGTTTCGCTCAGTCGGTCAAGATACCACGCCTCTCCACCTGGAGAATTGATATGCAGGAAATGGCAGGTGATCTGCGGATTGGCTTCCGCTGCCTGAAGGTCAGCTTCAAGTTGCTTGGAAGAGAAAAACCAATAACTGTTAGCCATGACAGTACCCCAAACACGATGGTAAGCAATACTGCCTTCAGGAAGTTCTTCATTGTCGAACTCATCTGTAAGTGTTACTCCAGGAATGTCATTTTCCTGTGTCAGCATCTTCTGTAGCTCCTGAAGGGCTGTATGAGTCTCGAATTGATACCATGTGTGGTCTTTCAGATAAGCAGCTATTTCGGTAGGTGTGAAACCGTAAGCTCCCTTCGGGTTCGAATTTTCGTCTATCTTACCATTGAGAGGAAAGGCAGCAAGCATGGCTTGACGATACCCATCAATGGTGATAAACAGTGGATACCCTGAAATTAAAAGGTTCTGTAATTCGTTCATCAAAATCTATTTTTGATGCGAATTTACTATATAATAAGGTGTATGCAAAAGACCTATAAAAAAGGGTCTGCAAGCATTTTGCACTTGATAACGAGGTTGGCAGAGTTCAGATTCGATGAAATTTGAACTCGTGCAGGAATATCCAATGTGCCTATCTCGTAAATTCTGCGATTGGAAGTTTTTATCTTCACAATAGCATTTCTCTCGATAGAGAAGAAGCGTTGAGCATTTCTGTTAGGTACTTCTATTACGAGTGTCTTGTCGCAATTCCAATAATTTCCGCTCTCGTTCTCAGAGAGTTGGGGGATATAAGAGAAAGTATCAGCTATGAATTCATATACTCTTGGTTGACTGCCTACTCCTGAATCAATAGGGCTGACTTCTATAAGATTTGAAAATTCTATCATAATTTGCTTTTTTAATTGACAAAAACGGCTATTCGATATGTGTTAAATGATATTAAACGGATATTCTTTTTTTATATTTCCTCTTCTTTTTCGGGTGCAAGAGGTTACGGAAGCGATAAAAGTTCTTTAATAATGCATCGGAAGAAATTGAAATTAAACGATATCTACGAATGAACTCAAAGATAACTTCACTGTTATTACGTTCCCTTCCAAACTCTTCGTTCTCCAGCAACACGCTGTGTAGCTCAAAATTGAACATTCTTCGAATCTGTTTCTCTATTTCCTTTGCTGCAGCAGGAGACAGATAATTATAATATGCAGGGTCTTTCCAGGCAATACCGTCTCCACCTTTCCGACATGGGAGGGAAATACGAAGATTGCCGTCAGTATTATCAGGTTGGTTGGCACGCTGCCTGGACATGTTCTCCCAAATACAGTGATAGAGGTCAGAAGTGTGTGGTATTTTTACCGTTCCACTTTTTTTATCCACACCGTATTTTCCGATAATGTACTCCGCAAGATAGGGCTCAATCTTGATAGTAGCATTTTTTTTAAAGGCTCTTTTTTCTTTATGCATTCTATTTTTGAAATTTTGTGTTCCTACCGTCCTACAATCCTACAAATTTTGTAGCTGTTTATGCAAAGTTACTCAAAACCAATTGATTATAGAAAATATTTCAATCATTTTTTTACTTATTTCACTCAAAAACACCAACCTATACCGTCCTACAAAGCCTTAAAAGTGCAATTTTGTAGGACGGTATAGTCAAAAAGGTGTTTC